CTCCTCGATTAGCACCTCCCTTAGTGCAAGATATGATGATAGAAAAGTTTTACCGGTGCCGGCATAACCATGTAGCATGAGATTTGAACCGGCTTCGTAGGCGTCCCATACTCTCTGTTGATTGACAGTGAGTGGCTTAATGTGACGAAGTTCGAAGTGGTTTCTCTCAGCCTGATTTTGAGGCTGATGCTGTTGTTGGTTATTTCTTTTCGACTTTCTTGACATATATTTTACCTTATTGTTATCGTTATTCACATCTCCATAAACAAAAGAGGTCGATGCCTTTTTACGGGCACGACCTCTAAACTTTTTACTGTGATGTTCTGTTGTCAGGTTAAATCTCCTTGGGAATGTCCCAACGCTTGCTTGCAACGGCAGATGCCTCTGGCACAGCGGACTTGATTCGACCGAGAACATACTTTTGAAAATCTGCTGGCGGCTTTGTGATACCGACATTCACCGGATCAACCATTGTAAAGTTGCGTAGCACTTGACGAAGTTGGGGATTATTCTTTTCAAACTCATCACGCTCGGCAATGGTCATTGTGTTGGTGAACTCCTCACCAGTCTCTTTATTTTCCCATGTGTAATTAGGCATCAACATTGTCCTTTGGATCATAAAATTTATTGTTGTTTATTCCACCGTTCATGTTAGCACCGAGAAACATAGGTGCTGATAACAGTTTTTCTAGTTCAGGATGGTTTGTTAGAAACTCATCCAGTTCGGAGACAGACATGAAAACATCAAATGTCTCCCCGGTTTGCTTATCACGAAACGAATAAGTTGGCATTGTTACTCCATAATCCAGTCTGGTGCGGTAGCTGGCGCTTTCCATGAATGAAGGTGTGCCTTGCCTACCTTGTAGTAGTTGCGATAGTTCACAACTGCGTCTTCCGATATGATGTATTTAGCATCCATGGCACTTGGAGGTTGTGTCTTATAGCCAACAGGAATGTTATTTGGCAGAGCAGCGAGGATGCCTTTAAGACCGCTTTCTTCGATCTTATGTACCTTGCCATAACGGCGAGTGTATTCACGACAATGCTCATCTAGATAACACCACAGCCAGTTGTAGTTGTTATTGGACTCACGAGCCCAAACGGCCGACGGGTGATTGATATGCGTGGCAGAATACAAAGAAGTCTCACGACTATCAGATAAACGCCATCTTTTGACACTCCGACCGGTCTTCGTTTTGTCGGTATATTGAACGCCGTCAATAACACGGTGAGCAGTAGAAAGCAACTGTGCAGCCTCAAGAATCATCTTGACGACATGACGATCAACAGCCCACTGGGCGCACATTTTAGGATCAGAGTGAATATAAAAGATATTCATCTTACGATACATCCTTTTAGGTCGGAGAGTAAACCATTTAGAACAGCCCGTGTAAAGGCATCTTCGTTACCATTTAAAAGATTGTGAAGGTTCATGGCATAATAGGCTGCATTATCACCACGAATGAACACGCCGGGCCAGTCATCACCAATCTGGGTCGGACCGGTCTCTACTCGTTTGTCAAGTTCAACATCAATTTTACGAATCTCAGGCATAACGATCCTTTAGAAAGTTTTCCATGTAGTGACGGATATTTGCCGCACCGATAGGATTGGCACTGTGAACATTATACGAGAAGCCATCTAGGTTGTCAACATTCTCCATGATCCAATCGCACAGCCACTTGGCGAAGTCATACCCGGTAAACTCACGAGGCGCACCAGTGCGAGGTGCACCGTCCATATACTCGTCCATAGGACCGTATGCAGACTCCAGATTGTAATGAACATCTGCAAGGTCATGATCGAACGATACATGATACGGAAGACCATAGTTCTTCACATACCAAACAGCATCATGATAGTTCCGTGCCAGGCGCCAATCTGAATCAAGATCAGGCAGATTGCGCAGGTCATCCAGATAGAGTTTATACATCATCATAAAACATATCCCAGTAACCTTGATCCCAATAATTGGCGAGAGCGAGACTTACACCATCGTATGGATTATCCACTAGATTGATGCCATCTTCAAAATAAGCCTCACAACCTTCATTGTAGGCAATTTGTTTTAGTTCGTCGGTCATAGGTCTCTCTTACCTTTCCAGAAAGCAACGACAACGGGGAAGCGGAGTTTGCCGTCTTCCGTTTTGTTCTGATACCGTACCGTTACGCTTGTATAACCATAATCATTATACAATAGGTCTTTAAGGAAGTCAAACTTCCCACGCACTCCTGCAAACTGTGTGGTTCCGTCTTTCAAACGGATTTCAATCCGCTTGACAGCACCTGCCCAATTGCCTTTACCTTCTTCCATAGAAACGATTTCAAATTCATCGTCCTCAAATTCCTTATGCTTGATAAGGTTCTTTGAACGCTTACCTTCATAAAGAGAGTCAGGAACACGAAGCATTTGACCTTCATATCCTTCTTCAAGGTTCCAAGAAAGATTTTCCATAATTTGTTCTTCGCTTTCTGCAATTGTAGATTCTACAAAACGGATACATGGAGAAGGATGATCTTCCAACAAAACAGCACCTAAAAATTCTTTACGGTTCATAAAAGTCCAATTGCGATCATAATCAATCATATCATAAACATGATATTGGATCGTCTTTCTGGACTCTTCCAGATCATCAACAGTCGGTTTAGTCTTACGAGCAAGAGAAATAATCTTCTCAAAGTCGTTTTTTAGTTCATGATTATACAGTTCTCCATCAAGAACAATTTCGGGATATTCCCGAAAGAACGGTTCGAGTGCTTCATGAATATGAGGCGCAGAAAGAATAGGCTTGCCGTTGCGTGACTGCATACCGTCTTTTGATACGAGACAACGAACACCATCAAGTTTCGGCTGCGAGTAATAAGGGAACTTGTTATGCTTTGCAGGGTTATATTTGTCGGCAAGCATACACTCAACGAACTTGGCACCATTCTTAGCCCAAGTGGTAGTCTGATGATACTTGCCTTGATATTCTTTCTTTGTGATTTCAGAAAGCACTTCTAACTCAACCTGTTCTTTCACAGTGGTTGCGTTAGCACGACCGACATTCTTGGCCTCTGGATACTTCCACCCAGAAACTACAATCTTGCCATCTTTGATGCCGGAATGAGTGCGATACTTTGTATCGTCATACTCCATCCACCACACACGGGTGTTACCTTTAGAGTCAATCTTGTAAAGTTTCTGGGTGGCTTTCATATTATCCTCTTATGGTTTCAGGACACTACGCATAAAGTCGAGACCTTTCATTTCAAGGCTCGTATCTTTTAGTTCGTGGCCGCCGTCGAATGTATAGAACTTGTGATATACACCGAGTTGATTCAACTTTGTTGCCACCATAACAGACTGTGCATAAGGCACAATATCATCTTTTGTTCCGTGTATGATACAAGTTGGAGGGAACAAAGCGGTGACTGCATAGATGGGCGAAGCAGATTGATACAGTCCGGGGTTTTGCTCATATGTTGTATTGTTGAACAGCGGCAAAACACCAATAAGGTCTTTCATCTTTGCTCCGCCAAGGTCGCAAGGGCCGAAAACATCAAGAATGCAACTTGCACTAGGGCTAAAATTAGAATGTAAATGACTCCTATCGCCGGGGATAGTATTAGGATTAGCACCAACCATAAGCGCCAAATGACCACCGGCAGAATCACCTCCAACTCCAATGCGATTAGGATCGATACGAAAGTTGACAGCATTGGATCTTACCCATCTAATGGCATTTTGAACATCTTGAAACTGGGCTGGCCATTGCGTTGTCTTGTCCTCATATGTGGCAAGACGGTAGTTTATTGCAATGACATGAAAACCGGCCAGAGCATAGCGTCTAGCACGGCCCTCGTATGCGGATTTATCACCAGCAGACCAACCACCACCGTGGATAAACACAACCACAGGACGAACCCCTCGATTAAGGAGATAGAGGTCAGCGGTCTCCGATTTCGACACACCATATGGGATATCCTTATAAACTGTCCAGTTGGGTTTGATGATGTTAGAGAAGTATGGAAGAATGTAGTTAAGTGGGTTCATGATTGACTCCTTTCAATCTTATCTAGCAATCCTCCGATAAGATTTCACGGCCAACATCAGGACCCCAATTTACTTCCTTGCTTACCTGATCTTCCCGATGTTTAACACTATCGAAGATAAAACGCAACTTGTTTTCTGTTGGCCAGAAACTTAGATAAGCGTTTTCACGATCAAATAGTTCCAGATATTCTTTCTCCGTGATAACACGATGGGAAAAGATATCTTCCGCAATATGATTCTGTGATACTTCTTCTAGTTTGTCTTGATAAGTTCCGGCTGTAATAGCGTCGGTCACATCATCAAGAGCATAATCATTTGGCTCACTATCAGGTAGTCGCACAACATATGTGTGGCGGAATGTGGAAACAGTTTCGACTAGGACAAGTTTGGACATTATATCAACTCCGTTCGATTAAGTCAAGTAGATTAGTTAGGAAACGTTCCTCTTGACTACACTGACCGACAATACCTTCCCACACAGGATCAATCTTTGCAGTCTGGGCAAAATCATGTTTGATACGCCGCAGATCGGCTAGTCTATTATAAATCTTTTCTTTGATTTCGATTAGTGCCACATCGGCGCTTTTAGTTAGAAACTCTGTCATTCTACCACCTCTAGTTTATCTTTATTTACTTTCAATGTCACTTTCTTAGCAGCATTGATATCACCACTCAATTTCGTATAGTCACGACCACCATCAATAGCAACTGGGCCGCACTCCCGATAATCGTGACGATAACGAGAATAATATACATCATCACCAATCTGAATGCCCTCGAAAGGTTCAGTGGCAGAGATACCATTGGTGATCATAAACTGTTCACCATTATTATACAAGGCAAAGTAGTTTGAACCCTGCGGGTGTGCTTCTTCTGTATAAAAGATAGCAGCAGGAAAGTTGGCCCAGCCATGCTTGCCTTTGATACAAGACTCCATAACGAATGTAGCCTTATACATATTCTCAACCTTAGCAATGCCATCAGGCTTTAGAAAGGTGCATTCATTATGGATTTTCATTACTCACCTTTCAGGTTCAGATCGACATTGTTATTGCGGAAGTTATCAGTCATAACATTATATTTGAAACAAGCCTGACTTTTCATGTCACCACTATTCACACAATCCATTTTCAACTGAAAATCATACCAAGCGCCAAATATAATGCAGCCGAACATGACCGCAAAAAGAAGGCAGAGGAAGGCGAAGAACCAATCAAAGTGACGCATTTTTAACTCCGTCTATATGAGAACAGTGATTGCGATATTTGTATGCCGTGCAGGTGCATGAATAACGATTCAGCGGACCCGCAGTTACGACATATTTGCTATCCACGATTTTAACATTATCACTAACATTTGACCTGTCGACCCATGCTTGGATAATGTTTCGCTTATCAAGTATGCGGACCGGTGCATCCATATCTCCAGTTGTTAGAAAGAACTCATTCTCGGATAGCCATGATTGACGAGGCACTACCCAGCCCATATATACTACTTCTTTGGGGTAACGGTAAGTTGCTATGTGTGGATAGTCACACATAGCACTTCGATATTTTAATTTTAGATACGCCATATGGCACTCCGAAATTAAATGCCAAGAGCCTTGAGGTCAAGGCCTTCAATCGAGTCCCAATCACGATCAATGTTGAACGAAGTGCCAACTTCACCGCTAGTGCCGAAAGTCTCGGTCACATCGTCAAATTCACGGACATTCTTGGGCTTGAACTTAGCACCGACTGCCTTGAGCTTTGCAAGGTTAGCTGCCTTGATATCAGCAACGGACTTTTTAGCAGCGACCTTCTTAGGAGCAGCCGCAGCAGCCTTCTTAGCAGCAAATTCCTTGCTGGTCTTTGCGACAATCGTAGAAAGCTTAACAGTCTTTTGCTTGGGAGCCTTAGCAGCCTTCGGAGCAGCAGCCTTACGGGCAGCGCCGTGGACAGTGTTACGAATAGCCTCAGCGTTAGAGGGTTCAGCGATTAGCGTATAAGACGCAACCTGGCGACCGTCTTTTTGCTTAGTGATGGTAAAGCCAAGCTTGCCGAGGTACCAGACATGCTTAGACGCATAATCGCCATCGCCGACATGAGCATTAATCTCGGCCGGGGTAACGGGAACATTCATCTTGATAACCTGAAGGACCTTGACAACAGTAGGAGAGATAGTCAGATTTGCCATAGTTAAGACCTCGCTTTTTTGATTTATGCTCTATTATAGGACAGTTTGGGACCCCTTGCAAGGGAAAAATGCCCGAAAAAGTGCGACATGATGACGCACCCCTAGTCTATCGATTAGGTAGACTATTCAAGGCTTGGACTGGGCCATACCGGTCGTCCATGTCATAATACAGGGAATCGATAATCCCCCCGACCATGTCACGGTCGACCTTGAGAGCGGACCGGGCGTTTACATACTCGACCACATCGCCGAGATAATAAGCGCCAGCTTCAATAGCATCGCCCACGAGTTCCACGATTTCGGTATAAGCATCAGACATGCGAGACATATTATTCCTCCTTCAATCAGCAATCGGGGTCAAAATCATGCCACTCCTGCATTTCATCAGGCTGGCCATCATAATCATCTTCCCCGTCCTCGTCAGACAGATTGACGTCATAAAACTCTTCCACATCGGACTCGCTCATCCAGCAGAGCAATTCACGGATAAGAGTATCACGATCCAGCATACCTTCATCGACCATTTCGATGATCTTATTCGTATAAGAGCGCATTATATTATTCTCCCAAACTTAGATATGATCATAGTCACGATAAGAGCGGCGAACAAAAAGGCGACCGTAGCCCATTCAGGAAAGAATGCATAAGCTGGCCAGCCTTTGGGGATTACGATTGTCATTAGGCGTTCCAACCCATCCAGTCTTCAATCTGATTCTGTGACACTTCAACAGCCACAGCACCATCAAGCCACTTGTTGATATGCTTTGAGGTAGTGCGAGAGAATTTAGTGGAGGTGCGATAAAACTTGCCTTTGACATAAGCAGCAACAGGCGTCTTATATGAAACGAGAAAGGCATTCTCGCCATGACGGATTTCAATCTGATTTGAACCGATAGAAGCAGCACGAAGCATTTAATTTCCTTTCCTCATTGTTGAACATATCATAGGACATATTCCGTCAAGAGTCAATAGGAAAACGACTAAAAGAGGTGTGACAGATTGTCGCACCCCTTATGGCCACGCTTACGGTCGTATTTGACCTTGGACTTGACTATTCGTTGCCTGAATTGCCCATTTTTGAGCGCAAAAGCCACGGGGTTGGCAGCACCGGTGGTGCGTTTGCCCCGCTGGCTCGTGGTACCCCCGCTTTTTGACATATCGACGCTCCTCGGTCGTTGGTATGGCCCAGTCCAAGATCGACTTAAGCTGGGCCATATTCTATATGGTTAAGTTCAAGGTGAAGGGATTAACCCTTCACATTTAGCACCTGACGGAGACGATGCACGATTTCCACAAGGTCATCCTGTGCAGCCATGACCGCACCAATGTCCTTGTAGGCAGCCGGTGACTCGTCAATTACATCAGCGTCCTTACGGCATTCGATACCCTCGGTCGCCTTGATATGATCATCCAGCGTGATTGCCTTACGAGCCGCATTGCGGGACATACGACGACCAGCACCATGAGAACACGAACAAAACGAATCCTGGTTACCAAGACCACGGACAATGAACGAACCCGTACCCATCGAACCCGGGATAATACCCAGATCGTCCTTACGGGCACGAACCGCACCCTTACGGGTCACCCACACATTCTTGCCAAAGTGGTTCTCCTTAGCAATATAGTTGTGGTGACAGTTCACAGCCTTTTCATCAGAAACAACGAAAGCCGGTAAACGCTCACGAAGAACCTTTAGCACGGCATCCATCATTAACTGACGGTTAAGAGCAGCAAACTCCTGTGCCCAAGATACAGCCTCTACATAATCATCGAACAGTTCCGTATGTTCTACAAGATAGGACAAGTCCTGATCCGGTAGATACGGCAGGATATGATAGCGTTCCATTTCACGCTTTGCAGCATCAATGAAATACTGACCAATCTTGTTACCTACACCACGGGACCCGGAGTGCAGCATTACCCACACATAGTCATCCTCATCAAGACACAGTTCGATAAAGTGGTTGCCCGTTCCCAGGGTACCCAGGAACTCAACATCCTTATGGGACTTGATCTTCGGGTGCTTCTCAACGATCTTCGCATAGCGATCCGCCAGAATGTTCCATGCACCAGCAACATTCAGCGGCATATCAAGCCAGGTACCACGATCATTCTTACCACCGTTGTCGGTACGACCATGCGGAACCACGGACTCGATATGAGAACGCAGCGAGTGAAGGTTGTCCGGTAGATCGTTCGCCGTCAATGACAGACGAACAGCCATCATACCACAACCGATATCAACACCAACAGCAGCCGGCACAACTGCACCAACCGTCGGAATAACCGACCCAACCGTTGCACCCTTGCCAAGATGGACGTCCGGCATAACAGCAACATGGCCCGCAATAAACGGGAGTGACGCAATGTTATCTAACTGGGTACGAGCATCAGCCTCGACCTCAACACCCTCGCACCACATCTTTAAACGCCCACCACGAGCGCCATCCACATACTGATATGCCATTTAATTTCTCCTTGTTTATTCTATAACTTCAACTCTATCTTCTGCCTGCATATACCAATCAGGTGCAGTATCGCTAACATTCTGTTCGTTTACAAACTTAATACGAGATTTTGCTTCTTCATAAGTATTGTATTCTTCGGTCCAATACTCTTGTCCCCAACCACGTTCCGACTCTAAAAGAAAGATACGATATCTCATTACCGAACCTCCACACAATTGCCACTATAACCAGACTTAAGAAGGTAGTAATTTATATAGCGTTTAACAGCTACTCTGGAAATGCCTCGAAAGACAATATCCTTATTAGCACCCATATAGATTGTCAGATTGAAAGTCTGCACATTAGCCATTATATATCTCCTTTAGAAGTGAGCCGAGTCATCGTATGTAAATTCGTTAATATCATTACCATTAGGACCGAATGCCTGCGACTCATCACCTTTAGCAAAGACAATCACATCACCTTCCGCAATCTCTCGCTGTGCCCTACGGTCCCAGAACCTATGAATAAAGTCTGGTTTGCCAAACACTTTGACGGCATTATTGTAACGGTCATCTTTGAAACCGACAAAGTGTAAAGCATTTTTCATTTAGTTCATCCCATCAAGATAAGCGATAAACAGGACGCCGATTGTAAGACCGACCGTGAGTGTCATAAGAGCGACAATCTGCACAAACTTTGAATCATCAATCATATTAGTCCTCCATGTTCAAGAGTGCGACAAGGGCGAGAATGCTGGGAACGCCAAACAGGATTATAAACATTATAAGGTCTGTCATTATACAACCTCTCCTATTGCATCACCATAGTTATCAAACTCATTCACATCGATTCCGATCTTCGTGATATACACTTCATCGGACGAGTTATCAGACAAATAGCTGATTTCAGCTTCACGAGCCTTTGCATAGTCGGAATATATGCCTAAGCAGATATCACAACCCTCATAAGCATCAACAGCGTACCACAATCCGAAAACTTGCATAAGATTATCCTTTCACATTGATAGACTTGCCACGGGTAATGCCGCTCTTGGGGCGTTTAGCGGGCTTAGCCACTTTAATAGTGCCACCCTTTTCAAAATAGTTAATGAGAGCATTGAGAGTGGCCAGGTCGGACTTGAGGAGACCCTTGTTAACGAAGCGAGCATTAGACATGATGTTTTCCTTTGTTTCTCGATTATGGGTATATCATACAGGAACGGAACCGATTTGTCTATGCGACATGTTGTCGCACCCTGTCACAGTCTCTTACTGCTAAGGCCCCGCTTAAGCAAGCGGAGGATTTTTGCCTCGATTTGCCATACCCTATGGTCAGATATACCGATTTCCTCAGCGATAGCGCCCAAAGTCTGGTTTTGATAGAAGCGCCTAACAGCGACAAAACGCTGGCGGGGTTCGAGACTTTCAATTGCCTCTTTAAGGACAATCTTAAGGTCCATTTCGTGCATATTGATAAGATCGACAAAGATGGGATTAGACATTTTAAACTCCCAGTTTGAATGCGGCTTGAAATGCTACGAAGTCAGAAAATGACTCCGCATTTTCGATTATTAGAATATAGAAGCGATGTTTCATTATCGAACATCCGTGTTAAGTTTCGGTTTACGAGTGCGGATCAATTCACGCTCAATTTCATGAGCATTTGATTTGCCACGAACGATTTGAACCACCTCAACAGTGAATGCCTCAGGGCCATACTTGCGAATTGCAAGCGACAATTTCCACGCTTTATCTTCTGACATGGCCCGCTGGACATGTTTCTGCCAGCGGCGCTTAAGGGACTTAGACGGGGAACGATCATTAACAATCGTGACCCCGATATATTCCCGCTTGCCAATAGCCAAGCTATAGATTATGTGATTCGTGTCGCTGCGGCGTTTGCGTTTCTTGATCATGCTCATATAATAGGACAAAACGGAACGGAAGTCAAGCGAAAAAAGTGCGACAA